TGTGTTGCTATCACTCTGAACTGCAATGCCAGCATTCCTTATCTTAGAGCTTAACGGCACTTGTACTTCAGCCATAACACCCCATGCAAGGATGTCCTTTATGAAGTAGTCAAGCAGAACCTTATTGTAGCTTCCAACACTAGCATCAAGAACCTCTTGCCTAATGCTATCATAGAAATCTTCACCTAGGGCCTTTCCCACTTTGCTATCCTGAACAAACCTTAATGGGTCTTTGATGTAGTCCCATGATAGGTTCTCATCTAGTAGGCTATAGCCCTTTAGGGCCTTTTCATTGATTAGTATAACATCCCTGAATGTACTCATGATTGTATGCTATTATTTTGTTCAACAATGTAGGGCTTAATGCTCAACCCAAGGTCTCCTTGAAAATACACGCTTAATACCTTTTCAAGTTCCCTAAGGATGATCTTCTGGTATGAGTTCACCACAGTACTATTGAATATACTGAATGCCTCAGCAAACTCTTCCTTACTGAACCCATTATTCTCAGTTATAACACCTAAGAGTGCAGGGCTTGTCACCTTATGGGCTGTGAATATGGATTGCCTTGTGCTCTTTGATAGTTGTTCAAACTTCTTATCCCACTCATCAGCATCAATCTTGCTCACTTCAACACCCTTATCCTTACTCTCATTGAAGAACACCATGAACTTACTTCCTGATGTGCTCCCAAACTTGCTCTTGATGTCCTTCTCAATGGCCTTCTTCACATCATCAGTAGGTGTTCCATTATTGAAACTGATTATGGTATTGGCACTCATTCCATTAGAGATGTTGTTTAAATGAAACTTACTTATCTCTATTGAAGTTTGGATGGACATAATGGCACTTGTGTACAATGGAATTGGGTAAATCCCCTTTGTCTTATGGCCTTTGAAGTAGTACATTTGGGTCTTCTTGGTTTCTCCTGTCCAGTTTGGGTACTCATCATACTCAGCAGCCCATTTACCCCAGTCCTTACTGTAGAACACTAGGTCTTCATCCTTAGAAACCCTTGCCTTTTGGAAGTCCACATAGTAGAGCTCTTGAAGGGCCCCAGCCTTATTTGGGATTGTTTGGAGGCACCATCCTCCAAAGATGTTATAGTCCAATAAGAGCTTACTGACAACATCATTAATGGTGTCCCCATCATTGTTCACCTTATTGAAGAAGGCCTGAACATTAGGGTTTGAGCTTACCACTCCTCCACCTAAGGTGTACATGGCCAATGTGTCCACTATAGAGCTATGCTCAGGACAGTTGCCGTAGAGCTCCCATAAGAAGTCTGGGTACTTGTTGTTCTCTCCATAGTTGACCCATTTCTTACCTCTTGTTATGCTCTCCTTAAGAACTGGTGTGTTGACATTCTCAAACACCATGAACTCATAATCTTTATTCTCCATATGTAACTGGTTTATTTACTGGCTCATACTCTACATTTGGTGCTAAAGTGCCAAATGATATTGCTATTCCTGTTCTTGCCAATGTACTGCTATCACTAATGAGTGTGTATGTGTACTCACCATCTGTAAGCCCACTACTATCCCATTGGAATGTAAGCCATGGCAAATGAGGGGTCTGGTCTAGGACATTTGTTGTCCATTCCTCCATTGTACTCTTCTTTGTTAGGGTGAATGCATAGGGATTTGCACCCTTTTGCAGTGCTCTTACACAACTTATGTTCACTCCTGCACTGAATTGTATTGTCATTTGCTTTTATTCTATATATAAAGGCCCCTCTGTTTACGTAAAAAAGGCCTAGTCAGTTAAGACCAGGCCCATTCTTTGGAAACTACTACTACACTATAGAGGAGGTGATAACGTTGCTGTTCACTTGGTATGGAGCCTTAGGACCCCAATCAGTAAGTGTGAAGGTGTACTGGTTAGCATCACCGAATGCAGTACCTGTAGTGGCAGCACCTTCAGTGAACTGAACTGGGTTATGTAGGCCCATGTACCAGTAGGTGTCATTGTTGTCCTTAACAATAACAGCCAAGTTTCCAAGTGCTAAAGCATGGAGTTCTAGTCTCCTTGCTGCATTCATCTTAGGGAAAGAGGCCTGTATTGTGGACTCATAGAATAGGGTTCCTGCTACGTTGTCTGTAGTTGGTGTAACGTTCATAACACTGGTCTGAAGACCCACCTCGTAGGTTTTGAACTTCTTCCCAGAAACAAGGGTAAGGGCAGTGACAGCCTCAGTTGATGCATCTACTGTAAGAGCACTAACGTCAGCAGCATCTATGATGTAAAGGGCTTTAACACCACCTACACCTTTGCAATCCCTTGTCATTCCGTTAAGTGTGATTGGACATGCCATATGATTGGTAAGTTTTTTTAGTTTAAAAAGAAGGGTAGGGAGTACCTACCCTTATTGTTTATTAAGCAGGTAAGTATTTATGACAAGCACATCTACTTTGGTAATTTAAATCTTACAACCTGGTCTGGGAAGGCGATTTGAACACCAGCCACGAACTCAATGGCAAGCCTGAACTCCCTGTTGTCCTCAGAGTACCAGAACTTGAATACTTCATGGTCATTCTCAAGGTCAGTTCCGTAGAACACATTGGACTTCCTGAATGCGAACACCCTGTTGGTGGCATTCAACCCTTTAACGCCTTTCACCTTAACGTTCATGAATCCTGGGTAAGGGTACTCAAGGTTGTCATTATCATTAGGGTTGTAGTGGTATAGGTTAGCAGCCCTTAGAGCTTGGATGTACTTGGTATAGGTGTCAATACCCATAACGATGTACACATCGTCCTTATCTAAAAGGTCAGAAGGAATGCCATTGAACACATTGTCAACAATAGTGATGACATTAGAAGTGGTGATAGTTGAAGTAGTAGAAGGGTCTACAGTCACATTGATAGTAGAGGCAGAAGCAGCATCAATGATCTTGATTAAACCATCGAACTTACTTAGGTTAGCAGTACCAGATGAAACGTCGCCTTGCCATATTGCCACTTCAAGGGCATTACCAACACCCTCAACCTCTGCGTTGATGAACTCTTGTTCAAATGGAAGGGTTTTAGCACCAGCAGCCACTTTAACATCATAGCCAGCCCAGTAGTTCAATAGGGTCTTGTCACAGAAGGCCTTGTTGATCTTAATAGCTCCAGTAACAATCTCCCTTTGAGAAAGGGCAGATGTTCCAGCCTCATTCCAACCACAAGCAGCCCCATTGCCGAAAGTAGTGGTGTTAGTTAGTAGGTTAATAGCAGCCTTGCCTTTAACCCCAGTTTGCATAGTTAGAACGTCCAAGCTTCTTGGAGCCATAACAGTCTTCCCAATAAGAGGGATTCTGGTTTCATCTACATATGCAGTTAATGATGCAGCACTTATTGCCATAGTTTTTTAGGTTTATTTTTATTGTTTAAAAAAGTTCTTTGCTTTAGATTCTTCAACTTGAGGAACCTTTTTTGTAACTACAGGAGCAGGCTCTTGAAGTCCTTCACCTTTCTTCTTGGTGGCTGGAGTGGCCACTGGTGTCTCACCTAGTTTCTCAACTACAGAGAATAGTTGTGATACAAGGGCTTTTAGTTCATCAACTTTTGTCTCAAGTTCTTTGACTTTTGGGTTGTCCTCAACAACACTAGAGGCCTCTACTGTGGGCTCTTGGGCTTGTTCTGGAACTACAATGGCCTTTACAATGCCATCTACAACCTCAACTTCACCTACCATGTCGATCATGTACTTTCCATTAGGTGCTGGTTGCTTATCCCCATTTTCGTCAAAGACGTAGACAAGAGTACCCTCAACTAGGTCGCCATCCCATACAAGGACGGTACCATCTGAGGCTTGGGCTTCAGAAAAGTTGAATAGCACTTTTCCCAATGCCTTTTTAATCTTGATAAGTTCTTCCTTCATCTTTGGTTTTTTATTTAAGTAGTTTATTCAACATTCTATATATCTCCTGCATTTCAGCCACTAAAGGGTCATTCACCTCAGGGCCATAAGAGAGCATGGCCTCAATTGAAAATCCCTTAAAATCTCCTTTCTTGACACCTTCCCATACCTCATCGTTCTCAACATAGAATCTACCTATCCAACTTCCATCAGGTACATTAAAAGGGCTCCCAATGCCTTGGGTTTTGTCTGTGATGAAACTCTCCACCATCCAAACACCATCAGTGCCTGTTAAGTGTTGTAAAGTTACCTTATCCACCACTTTGTCCTTGAAGAACTTCCTCACCATTGCCCTTATGTCTTCTTTTAGGAATATGATGTAGTGCTCTCCATATGGAGGGTTGTTCCTATAGATTGGGACATCTGCTAGCATGATAACACCTAACACTTCCCTCTTCTCTTCATCAGTAGCAAACTTAAGCTTTGCATCCTTGAACATGAGCCATTCTTCTTGAGTTGCTGGACTATCCACAAAGGAAACAGCCATAACGCCATTGTCTCCTTTTTCATCCACCATAAGTCTGTATGTCTTCAACTGTTCCATATATTTATATATGATTTTTTTGTATTTATCGGTACATTTCTAGTAGGATGCTTCATCCTTAATTCCACTAATCCTATTCTGGGTGTTTGTTATATCACTCTCAACAACATAAGCCCTTACAGGTTGTGCTTGTAGGTCCACTTCTGCAGGTGTTTGTACATTCCTTACTGCCTCAATCCTATTGAGAATGGCTGGAGGCTGTGGGGTTGCTGGGGCTTGAATTCCTTGGCCTCCTGCTCCTTGGCTCTTTGGAACCTTCACCTTGATAATCTCCTTAACATTCTTTAGACCCACTGCTATGGCTGTTCCAGCTGCTACAGGTGCTAGTGTAGGACCAACAATAGGAATACCAACAACACTCTTATAGGCATCCACAGCACTCTGGTATGTAGATATAGTGGCTCCTGCAATGGCAAGGGCCTTACCTGCTGCTGTCTCCTTTCCGATAAGGTCTGCAGCAGCAGAGAAGGCATCAGAGACAATGTATGCAGCAGCAGCCTTGGCCTGGGCCTCAAGCTCTGCAATCCTCTTCCTTGCCTCTGCAGCGTTTGCTTCAAACTCAATACGTTGGGCCTCAGTTAGG